GATAAATTCTGCATTATATCTTGTTACTTCCTTCATCAATATGTCTTTTCCATAGACACGCCCATTTCTATTTTTTATATCGGATTGTAAGAAGATACCTCTAATTTTATAATCTTTTTTACCGTTGTTTTCTTCAACAAGGTATTCTGCGTTTGAAATTTCTTCGGATATTAGTTTCATTTTTTCTCTCTCTCGTATATTTATAACTTTTATTACCTAAACTCTACTAAAATCGTATAATTATCTCCCGATACAAAGTCCCTTGTAGAGAGTAAAACATCACCTGTAGGTGTAGTTGCATTGTTCGGTATAGAGTTTCCTGCTGTTCGTAAGTCCCAATAACCTTGACCTGACATCAATAATCCAGTTGCGTTTGTAACACCATCCCATAATAATTCTACGCAAGCTTTCTTACTTATTGAGTTAACCGACCACCAAATTTTTGCAATTTTTCTTTCACCGTCTTCAGTCATAAAAGTTGTTTCTGAAGCGTCTATTTTTTTAACTAAAGATTCACCAGAACCATCTGATATGTTAGTCATTTTAACAACATACTTTACTCCAGATGTGTCTGATATTACTTGTGTTGATACTATATCTGCCATATTAATTCCTATTGTGCGTCATAGAAGTTTTTAGAAAGTTCACCTCGTTCAACCGTTGTGCCTTTCTTTCTACATCTAACATAAGTTTGTTCTACCGTTCCAGTTCCAGGTCTTGTATAACTTCTTATACCACCTGAATATGTTCCAGCGGCGTCTGAATATGTATTAGACGCTGTGGCAGTATTTTCATATTGCCAAACTGAATTTGAACCTGGTACATCTACCCACGCCATTTTAATCTCCCAATTGTTCTTTTAGTTCGTTATCAAAGTATTCTTCAATATCGTCTTTATTAACATTATGAAATTCTGCAACTTTATCAATTGCATTTTCAAAGTTCATTAATAAATTTCCATCATTCTTTACTAACTTCATTGTATCATTAATCGCCTCTTTTAATACTGGCGATAAATTATTATATGAATTACTATTAAACGCCTGTTGCGTCTGTATCAGCTGGCTGACTTTCTGCATTAGATACCTCTGGTGTTTCTGGTTGTGTTTCTGCTCCTGTAGGTTCAACTTGTCCATCTTGTGTAAAAGTACCTGTACCTGCAATCTCTGGTTTTGGATCGCTATGGGGTTGTGCCTGGAACATATTCCCAGCAATATCTTGTCTTTTAACATCTAATTGATCGCCAACTTTTGCTCTTAAAGCGTCTTTAAAAGCATCGCCAGCACCAACCATATCGTTTTGTGCCATCTTGTCTATAAAGTTTTTTACTTCTTCACTCATTTTTATTCTCCTATATTAAATCATCACTACCTGTTGTTTGTACTTCAGGTGATGATATAATGCCGTCTTCAATTTCTTTTTTGATTTCAGCATCCATTTTCTTAATTTCTGATTCTGTTTGTTTCAATATGTTTCTTCTAACATAATTAACAGAAAAATATTTACCAACATAATCTCTTACTTCTCTTGCCAAGTTTAGTCTTTCTCTTAACATTTCAGTATTCTTTAATTCTGCAAAGTGACCGTCTTGTAAAAAGTCATAAAATATACTATCTCTAATTAACGGCCATTCTGTTTCAGAAATCACACCTTTAATTATTAATTGTGTTCTTAATAAATCATTAAACAATTCTGTAAATTTCTTTCTTAATCTACCTACAAATTTAGTAAATTTAAGTTCATCTCTAGTTATTTCACTAGCACGACCAAGATTAAAACCTTGACTTGACTCTAATCTACTTACAGGTACATTCAATGATCTATATAATTTTGCTCTAAAATATTCTATGTCTGCTATCTCACCTAAATTAGCACCACCTGGAAGTGTAGTAATATCTGTTCCTCTACCACCTTCTCTACTTGGTAACCAAAAGTCTTCAAGCATTGACATATAGTTTCTGTCATCTCTTATTTCTCCTGTTGAAGCGTCATAAACAAGTTTGTTTCTATATCTTGCCATAACATCTCTTAAATAAGATTCTGCTTTTGCTTTAGGTAAGTTACCTACATCAATCTTAAATATTCTTCTTTCAGGTGCTCTTGCGATTCTGTAAATCACAGCAGCGTCTTCAATCATTCTTAACTGATTGACAGGTTTAATTGCCTTATGTAAATAAGATAATATTAAACCATTCTTATTCTGATCTATCATTCCTGATGGACAAAATGCAATAGTGTCCACAGCAATTTTAATTCCTTGTATAGCAGCTGCACCTTGTATACCTCTTTCATTATATACAAAGTATTCTACCGTTTCGTCTGCTATATTAATATTAGTAGGAGAAACCATACCTTCAGGTCTTCTCTTTCTAACTTCTCTAATTTTTTTAACTTTTCTTGGATCAAGGTATTTTAATTCTACAATACCGTTTTTTGTATTTTCAGCGTCAATGACCTTTTGAAAAAAGATCCTTCCATCTACATACCATCGTCTAAAGAGGTCGTGTCCTCTTGTATTAAATTGTAATAGTCTTAATACATCAGCAAATTCTTCTTCTATTCTTACTTTAATTTTTGAAGAATAGTTTAAATTATCTGTAACCACTTTTACAGATTGTTTGTTTTCGTTTGAGGTAATTGCCTCATTTACTATATCTTCAATCGCCATATCACATTCTGGATGTAAAGCGATTTCTCTATATCTTCTAATTAAATCCTGCTCAGTTTTAGCAGTACCTTCCATATCAAGGTAACTACCAAAGAAACCACCAGCGGCAACTACCTGTGTGCCGTCTTCCGCTTGAGGTTGACTGAATTGTTGTTTTGGATCTGTTTGTGGTTTAACTCGTGTAATATTAAAACCAAATAACTCTGCCATAATTAATTCCTTTATTTTCTCCTAACTACTTATATTAGTTTTAAAAGGGCGCTTTTGACGGCGCCCTTTAAATTTATCTACTATGTAGTAGTGTTTGTTTCAAAATATTGATATTGAAAAGTTACTCCAAATGTTTCTACTTCGTCATTTGTTCCGTAATTCAAATCAATAGCCGCTACTTCCGTAGGAAAAGCGCCTCTTAAAGTATAAGATTTTAATGTATTACCGTTTCTGTCTAACTGGTCAACAAAAGCGTCAACTTGATAGTCAACAGGATTTGATAATCCTTCGTTGTCTGACATATTGTTGATACCATTTTGCCATCTCTCAAAAGCATTTCTTAACTTAAAGTTTGTATCGTTAAGAACCGTAATAGACCAATCTGCGAAAGTTCTATCACCAGCAATTTTGATCTGTCTGCCTCTAAAAGGAACATTGATATTACCAACATTCATTGCAGGTATTTGAGCAGTTGTACATAGAAACGCTAAGTCTTCTATTTCTCCACCAACTTGCGAGTAACCAGGGAAAGGCATTGTTACCTTAAACTGATTGGCTCTTGCGCCACCACCAGCAAGTTTAGCTTTGAAGTCATTTATGTTTGCCATTTTATTTATTCTCCTCTTCTAAAATTACCCAGCGACTTCTTCAAAAGAAACGCCAGTTCTGGTTGCAACGAAAGATAAAGTGATAAAGTTGATACTTCTTGCAGGTTTCACAAAGATTTCTGCAACAAATTCATTTCTATCAATTACTTCGCCTGTGTTGTTAGTTTCATCACACACTACTAAAAAGTCTGTGATACCTCGTCTACCTTGTACTTCTCTTAGGAAAGGTTCTACAATGTTTCTAAAGTTTGCTCTTGTAAATTCGTCATTAAATTCAAAGAGTTGGAATTTAGAAGCAGTTGCTACTGCCTTTTCTAAAGTGATGAACAATCGTCTAACATTGATTCTATCAAATGCACTTGGAGATCCTAGTCCAGTTTTATCTCCAAACAAGATTGTTCCTTGTCCTGAGAAAGTTGCAACTGGATTTACTCTACTTGTGTAAAGGTCATCTCTTTGTGTTTTTGTAGGATTATATGCTAATTTAGCAGCGCCTCTAATTACACCTCGGTTTAAACCTGCAGGTGAGAACCAAGAGTCTGCTAATATGTCTGTTCTAGCAGCCAATCCAGCAATGTCTCCGTTTAATGGTACAAATCTGTACACATCATTGTATCTGTCATAACAATATTTGTAACCACTATCAAATACAACATAACTTGATGATCTGATTCCACTAAAGAAATCAACAACATTACTTGTTTGTGTATTTGAGTTAGAAATATTAACAACATCACTTCTTTGCGGTGAAGCAAATACTACACAATCTTTTCTGTTTTCAGCGATTGTGATTAAGTTATCAATATGACTAGCAGAACCACTAGGTCCAGCAATTATTAGTCCTACATCTACCGTATCAGCATCATTAAATAGCTCGTAACCTGCTTTTAATTCGCCGTCAGTAGAATCAGTACCGTCTAATCCACCAGATAATGATTCACTTGATGGTACATCAACAGCAGTAAATGTTGTTCCTGCAGCTGCGTTACCCCAATTGGTTCCAGATGAGTTATGATCCATCCAAAATACATAATTAGATTTATTACTAATTACCGTTGGATAGTAGTTAACATCTCCTTGTGGAGATTTTGCGTCAGAAGCTTTAGAAAGTTTAGAATAAGATTCTAAAACCGTTCCTGGTACTCCTGAAACTGATCCGTCTTCATCTATAACAACCACGTGTATTTCATCGCCAGAGCCTGATCTCGTTGAAGCATAAGCAGAAGTTCCTGGAGCGCCATCAACTTGATCTGCGTATCTCCATTTTCTTTTTATTCTTGCGTTATCTACAGCGGCAGTTATTAATCCGCCTTCGCCTCTAGGATGTTGTACAATTGTTACAACCGTTGAAGTAAGATTAGTTACTCTATATTTTTCACCAGTAGTGAAATCTACGCCAGAAGCAGTTGTAGAAAACTCAATGATGTCTCCAACATTAAGGTAACTAGTTGCGTCTGAATCAACCGTTATTGTTGTATCTCCAACAGCGGCACCGCCGTCTAGTTGTTGAGATACAGATGTTATTTGTTCAAATGCCGAAGCACTTGGACAAGTTGCTACTAAAAGACTATTACCCCAAGCACCTGCTGATCTAGCAGCGAAAGTACCTACTGAACCTTGTCCAGTTGAATAATTATCCTCGTAGTCTTGTTTGTTTTTTACTAGTAAACCACTACCGCTGGCAGTTGAGTTTACTTGATTTGTTTGGCTAGCTCGTACTACTCTTAATGAGTTAGAATATTGTAGAAAGTTAGCAGCGCTGAAAAAATACTCAAAGTTATTTACATCAGGTTTACCAAAGGTATCCACAAGTTCTTGTTCACTAGAAATAGAAACAACTTCATCTAATGGTCCTTTACTGAATTGTCCAGAAAAAGCACCGATTGAAGTTGATACTGCAGGAATGATTCTTGTTAAATCTCTTTCCTGTACGAGAACACCAGGTGATACTTGAAATGCCATAAGTTATTCTCCTCTAATTAGCTAATTTAGTAGTCATTTTATTCAAAACTCGTATTATTCATACGCCCATATTTAAATTTCATTCTTACTGATATTTATAATAGTGTAAAACCTAGTGGTTTTTTCGCACCACAGGTATCCATCTATCGCCATATTCATCTATTGTTTCTTCTTCTCCTGCATTAATACCATCATCTACAAAACCAAATGGTGCCATATCTTGTTCTATTAGATTTTGTTGTTCAGCATACATCTGCATACGAGCATTTTGATTAGTCAATTCTTTAAAATAACCTTGATTTGATACCCAACCAAAGATAACTAAGCACATCATTAAATCATCATTGCTACCGTCCTCAGCCTGCCAGGATTGACCTCTTTTAGCAAAGGTTGACATTTCCTCTATAATTTTGAAAGAGTTGATTAATAACTTATCTCCTTCAATAAGTGTCTTTAAATTGGCACAACCTACTCGTTTTATCTGTTTTGTCATACGAACACCTAAAGATGAACCACGACCACTAAACATAGCACCTAGTATTTGACCAGCACGACCTTTTTGTGTACACATCAATACATTAGGATACTCTATCTCAAATTGTAATGCCTCTGCTATTTGTTGACCTATATCGTTTACTTCAGTTAATATGTGTGCCTC